GCATAATGTAACACTTTCATTAAATCTTTACGAGCATCATCTCGGTTACCTTTTTTGCCGTATCTTTGTGCATACTTCATAATATTACCGATACAAAAACCTGTACCGTGGCCGCCGTCAATAATAAATTCTGTTGCTTGAAAGTGTTGCCTAGAGTAGTGACCAGTATAAGTTGAATCAATAACTCTTAGTAATTCTTCAACATATTCTTTCTCATTAAATTTATATTCACCCTTTGGTTCTTTTTGTTTTTTCATCAAATTCCTCAATTATTTTAATATTTTTGTTAATCCAATCTATCACTGTTCCATTGTCAGCATGTATTTCACCAGGCTTTATTTTCCAACCGTGTATTTCAACTATTCCTCTGGCATGCTCTGCTTGAAATTTTTCTATTTCTTCTTCGGTGTAGTTTAAATTTTCTGCACTAGTCATGACTACCTCTTAAAAAAACTTGTTGCCATTTTTATTGGATTCTTTAATCCTTCATAAGTGTTATCAATAAAATTGATATGCTTTTCGAGCTTATCATTAAGTTTATCAATTTTTTGTTCAATCATATCGAGCCTTTCTTCAAGTCCATCAATATCTTTTCTTATTACACTACGATGAGTTTTTAATTTATCACTCATGCTCGCCACCCGGATCATTTTTATCTAACTCAATTCTTTTTCCATTGTAGTACATATATCTTGTTCTGCTTGGTGTATGATAACCATTTGTTGTCTGTTCTAATCGTAGTTGAAATGCTTTTGGATTATTTCTTGCAGTTTCAAATGTTGCCACAGTTATTACAATTGCAGCCAAAAATAAAACGTGTGCAATCATTGTTATACCCATAACAAACACACTACCCATATACATAGAAAACACAATGCACCACATCCACGCTAAAACTTGTAGCACCATGTGTCTTGTGTTTGTATCTGGGATATGTCTTAGTGGATTGATATCAGCATTCATTATGCCATTCCAACTATCATATATAAATTCTCTCATTGGTTCCCTCTTAATTCGTTTAGTCTTTGTCTTAATTGTTTGATGATGATTTTATATTTATCCATAATGTCTTTTTCAACTGGTTCTACTTGCGGAACCAGTTTTTTCATATGACTAAAATCTAATTTATTATTCGTCGTCTCTTTCCAATGTTTCTTGATCATCGTTCCTTATCACTATCTTTATAGGTTCTTCCATACCGCACCAATCACATGGTACACCTTTTTCAAATCCCATAATATCTCTTTCTACCATGCAGTAGTGTTCCCAAAATCCTTTAATCACCATAATGTTCCTTTGTCAATATTATTGAGCCTTTATAATCTTTTGAATTAAAGGCAAGTTGGTTAATCAAACCTTTCGTAACCGATGGATAACTGTGTACAGTTATACCTATCGTAATTCTGTCTTCCTTTGTTTCCGGTACCATGTGCATTAATTCACATGGAAATATTTGTATATAACCGATTTTATTTTCTATAACCAGTGGTTTCTGATTAAATGCTTTAAAAGTTATACCCGGCTTTGTTGGTCCATCAATAAAGATATTAGCACTGAAGCTTCTACCCATTGTACCTTGATGATTATGCCAACCAATACCTTGACCATCATGATATACGTTGACCCATGATTGACAAACAATAGGCCACTCTAGATATTTATTTGTTTTACGCAAACAATCAACTAATCTTTCTGCATAATTTGGATGTTCAGAAAAGAAATTATATCTGAAATAATTATTAGTAGTGATTACACCGCCTAACGAATCGTGTCCTTTGTGTTGACCATGACCATCTGCAATTAGTTTCTTTTCAATATCGTAGCTCCAAGATTTAATACTGTTACATTCATCAATACTAAAAAATGGAAACTCCATTACGTTAACATCTTCAGGCATGTTATTTTCAAGTGTAGCTTTAACGTTTTTCATGTTTTTCCCATCGGTAAAATATATGATTACCTACAACAAGAGTTTTTGTTTTTTGTTTACGCCATGCTGGAAATACATAATCTGCATGGTAATGTGTTGCACCTTTTGTTATGTCTTCGTTGTAAGAACCAAAGAAAACTTTTTGTGCTATTGCTAATGCAATTCTATAGACATCAATATCGTATAAAGGTACTTCATCACTTTTACCGTCACAGTACCAACTGAACTGGCACCTATGTCTTATAGGTACAATTTTACCGTGTTTTTCAAACCACCACTTACTTGTAGGTCCCTGCTTAATTACTTCACAATGCGAGTTTGGAAATCTTGAATCTTCAACTCTGTTATCTGTAACTAAAGCAACTGCCCACATACCTTTTACAGGTTGATTGCGAGCTTCCCAATAAATGTTGTCAGCCATGCATATGATTTGTTTATGCATAGATTCAATTGGTTCTGCCGGTGCAGGTGGACTACAAAAGCCTAAGCCAAGAAAACCAATTGCACCGACTATTAAGCCGAGTGCATTGTTTTGTGGATTAACTGGCATACCAAAAATTCTCCACTTCTTCAGCGATTGCAAACTGATCAAGCCAATTGTATTCGACCTTCCTTAGTTTTTCAACTCGCTGTTGAGCTTCCCATGCAGAATCACTATCCTTTACAAGAACAGAGGCTTTGCCATAGAATTCTTCTTGTAAATCCATCATTAAACTTTTAACTTTTGCCATAATATAACTCCCGTATTATTTATTTTATAGTATTATTCTACCACAGTTTTTCCGAAAAGTAAAGGAAAAAATGCATTAAATTGTTACCTCATACTTAAGGTTTTTTGCTACCCAATCTACACCTAAATCATAAGCAATTGCCATGATTGCACTTTCTCTAGGTAAAGTGTCCATGTACTGAATTAGCTTCTTAGCACCAGAATAATTCTTATCCTTAATCATACCAAGAATATCTTTGAAATCTTTAGCATCTTGCTTATACATATCAGACATATCTTCGCTGATAGCCCAAGGCTCCTTAGAATCTGCGATTGTTCCTTTGATTAAATTCTTTAAATGCTTCATTTTAAACTCCCGTTAATGGTTAATTTTTTATTTTATAGTACTATTATACCACATAAAAAACCGTTTGTAAAGGAAAAAATGCATTTAAGTTGAAAAAAAGTGTATTTTTTTTTATACGGCGAATGATTCACCACAACCACAGGATGCGGTTGCATTAGGATTTATTACTTTAAGATAAGATCCACCTAGTTCTGTTACATAATCAACAGTACATCCTAAAACAAACATTTCTGCTATTGGATCAATTACTAGGTTACCTGTTGTGGCTTCTTTATCAGTCATTTCCCATATATAAGTAAAACCAGAACAACCACCACCCTTAACGGATAGCATTACATTTGGTTGTCCTACTTTTTCTAAATATTTTTGAGCTTGCTCTGTAAGTGTAACCATATAGATATATATAAGAGATTGGCTGCTAGGGGTGGATTCGAACCACCACGCCTGTCCTGACAATAGGGAAACAACCTATCGCGTCTACCGTTCCGCCACCTAGCAGTATTCTATATAGTATCTAAAGCAGCAATCATTCTTGTCATACCGATTCCACCACCGACACGTGGAAAGAAATCAAACTTTAAGAATTCTTCTAATTCTGCTTCTACTCGTTCTTTACCGAATAATTCAAATAATAATTTAGAGTAAGCACCATCTGTTATACTGTGGAAAGTATCACGCATTTGATCTACATTTGTAGATCTTTCAGCTGAACCGATTGTTTCCATGCCACCTAATATGACATCTATCTTCTTACTAGTTTCACCGTCCCAATAACGTGACATATTCCAAAATGGCGATGTCATTTCCGGAAAGTTTGTTATCATTGCAGTGGTAAAATCTTCATACATTTTTGTTTCATGTTCTGCAGCCAGTTCTTCATCATATTTAATACCATAATGATTTTGCCAATCTGCATATGTTTTTTCTGTTGGCTTTTTAAATCCTAAGTATTCAACGAGTTCGTACTCCATTTTTTTAAGAGCATTTAAATCACCAGGCATTTCAAATTCAAACATTGGAAAGATGATGTCATGTCTACCCGGTATTGCATTAGGTTCTTGCCTATACGAGGTTGACACACAAAAAAACCCTGGACTATCAGGGTTTGTTAATAATTCGTGTTCTAACCACATTTGGCCTGTCTGCGGCAGAGGCCAAACTTTACCTGCATAATTGTATGTTGCAACATTAAAAGGATCTTCACATGCCGCCAAGATAGATAACCTATTTTGTGTATGTACTTCTAAAAAACCTTTGTCTAAAAAAAATGACCTTAAAAGGCCAACTGTGTCAGTGAATTTTTGTGGGGATATAAGTTGAGTCATGGCGTTTCCTTTTTTTCATAAATCATAATATATATACGACTTATACGTTAACTTGGTGATTTCATTACATCATATGTAACTATTTCTACATTTTTACTGATATTACATTTAATGGCATTGTGCTTGTGATACAAAACAAATTT